ATATAGCAATGAAGCGTCAATTTGTCTGAATGGGTCAAGGTTACGGTAGTGCTTCGATCTCATTTGCCCAAGTCCCCAATGCGATCCGTTATGAGCTTGATATGACCAACGGCTTTCCTTTGTGATGATCTTATTGAAACACTGGAATTCTTTGTAATCCAAGATTCTTGAATGTGCATAGAGTTTCAAATGATCTATTGAATAATCAGCTGAAACGGCAGGGCTTGCCCCTAACGGTGCGCTGAAGCCAGTGATTAACAACAACAATTGAATTCTTTTTTTATTTATCTTTTTCTTTTCAAGATTATTTGAAAGAACTTCATTCTTGGATTTAAGAGTCAAACCCTGGGTTGTGTTGTATGCGTCCAGCGTACACCCCCCCGTCAAGCGTTGAATAACTTTCCGCATGACATTGGGCGTGTCCCACACCTTTTGCACCCCTGTGGATAACGCCTGTGTATAACTATTAACGCGTAATGATCTCGATTGAACCCCACCCTTCACGTTTAACGTGCAGTTTTGCCATTTGCATGCGCTGGTGATGATCAACGACGACCTTGCGCGGTGCTGGAAATTCACGTTGTTTTTGGACTTCAAGACAAGTTTCAAGGCGTGTGTCAAACACGACCAATTTTGTTTCAAGCCCTAAGCGATCAGCAAGGTTTAACCAAACGCGTCGGTGTGTGCCAATGGTGTGCGTTCCGTCGGCAATGATGTCTTTGCCCGCTTCAGCTGCTTTTATTGCTTTTTGACGTTGCAAACTCATGAAAATGGAAATGTCCATTTCACGATTTATTCGCACTGCTTCGGTGTTGTAGACGTGTTCAAATCCTGTTTTGTTTTTATGCACCCAGGTTGATTTCCCTGCACCTGGCGCGCCCATGAGAACGACGATCATTGATGACCCCAACCAGTACCTTTGAACGAAATCCCCGGTGCTGAATAAAGTCGTGTCATGGCTTCGCCGCAACACTGGGCGTCCCGTTCTTCATGGATTGACTTATCCACTTCAACACGGATTTTGCACACCTTGCATTCAAACTCATAGATTGGCATTTGAAGCTCCGATCTGTGCAACCGTCATGCATTCGCACTTGGTGCATTGAATCACTTCCACACCTTCGGGAAGGTTGTCCGTTATCTTGTGAATCAGCTGCCTTGTTACCTTCTTGCATTTGCGACATTCAAATTGCAGTGTTTCCATAATTCGATTTCCTCAAATTCTCAATTGGTTGCAGGTTGATCTGACTAACCCACCAATTTGGTTGTTTGGAGTGACGGTATTTTGGGCGTTGTGCCATTGCAATGGGAATCCAGCCCGCAATGTAGTAATGCGGTGCCTTTCCAGTGACTAGCACTGCAATGTCAGTTGGACGGTCGTATTCGTGGATTACCAATTGCCCCATGTCGTATTTTGTCCATTTGACTTCGATTGCATTGCCAACGTCCGCTTTGACTTTCCATTTGTTTTCGTACGGATCAAATGGCAAATTGAAATATTTGGCAACGACCCATTCACTGCCAATGGCTTCAGCACGTTCGACTATGTGATCAAAAATTGCCATTTCTGGGCGCAAATGTGCTGGGCTTTCCAGTAAATTGCCTGATTTCTTGTGAATGTCAATTGCACCAAGAACGCAATGCATTTGTTCATCGTGCGTCAGCTGCATTTTCATCGGCAACCCTTACAAAACCAAATCACCTTTTCGCCACCAAATTGCTTTTGGTAGCCAAATGGATCAAGCCTTGTCAGCATTGAACATTTGTCGCATTGTTCGATCTTGTATTCGTCCACAACTTCGCCATTTAATAACAGTTTGGCGGTCATGGATTGTGGATAAATGATTTCTGAATAGTCAGCCACGATCACACCTGTGGCTTCCACTTGCCGTCACTGGCAAGAACGTACCAACGCGGTGTACATTGAGTCGCTTTTGTGCGTTCCGTGCAGAAATACCCGCCCCAGTTTTTTGGTGCGCCTTCGTGGGCTTGCTTCCACACCATGTGACCATGTTTGCATTGTGGTGCTTCCTCGACTAATTGACCACCCAGTTGCTTGGCGATTTCGTCCATTGATGAACCCAATGAAGGGATTCCCGATTGTTCGGCTTCAGCTGCTGTTTTGTATGACGGAATTTCACCGTGCTTGGTTGTCCAATAGTCAATGTCAGCATTTGCCACCTTTGCAGGCGTCTTTTCGACCTGTTCCATTATCTCGCGTGTGCTGCGCTCAGCCCCACCCATGACCAATTGCTGAACGCGCATGATCGCTGAAGTAACTGTGTCCTCGACAAACCAACGCTTCATGTTTTGTTGGTATGCGCCTTGATACCCAAATGCGAAATCAACGCCGTCAGGCAACACTGAGTCAATGCCTTTGAACGCACGGGCTTCAACTAGGACAAAACCTTTTTCAGCACTGAATTCAACAATGCGTGTTTCAATGCGTCCATTTGGAAATGTTTTCAACCAGCGTTCCAAACGTTCACGGCTTGCTTCGTAGTTATCCAAGAATCCCATTACTTCACCGCCTTGTTTGAAATGTGGCGAATCATTGCTTTGCGACGGGCTAAACCTTCACGCTTGCCGTCTTTGAAGCCTTTGGCGTATCCGACCGCCATTCCCATGATCAGCAAAATTGCCAACCCAGTCAAACGACCCAATGTTTGCGGGTCAAGTAGATCAAGTACCATTTTGAATTCTCCCGATTCTTGGCGGTAGGACTACCACCTAAACTCAGGGTGACGCATGAACGCCGCGCGGTCAAGAACCTTGCGTGTTTGTCGGCGTGTCGGTTGGCTTTGGCTTGGATTTCAGTCCATTGCCAGCAAGTACGCCACCCAATGAACCAGTCAGAAAAATGGCAAGTGTTTTCAATAAGTCAATAAACGCTGCGTCGTTTGGTGCTTGCGCCCCGATTGGTTGAGTCACAAAAATGAGCGCATAAGTGATACCAATGGTCACGACCAAAAACACCATTGCCAGTGTTGTGCCGATTATCAAAATCAGCTGCGCGTGAATTTCTTCGGGTGATTTACGGCGTGCGGGTTTGTTGTATGACTTCTCCAATGATGTCGTCAGTGCATGTTCCAGTAGGGACGCACTGCGGCTTTTGGCATTCCGCCTTTGTCCAGTTGTCGAATTCTTGGCATTCATAACGTGTCCAGCCTTGATACCCGCAGGCGGACAAGGTTAGTGCAAGTGCCCAAACTAACCCTGCCGCTGCGAATCTGCGGTTCATTTCCCCGTAGAACCGAAGGCTGCGTCGTTTGGGTTTAACCAACGCAAAATGACTGGTGCAACGGCGGCAATACCGCCCATTGCCAATGCCTTTGGGTCAGTCACGCCTGCAAGGTATAACGCAAGCGCAGCAGCCATAAATGATCGTGCCCATGACGCGATCAGTGCTTTGGTTTTGTCCATTTTTTTATTTCCTTTTTTGATCGTTGTGCGGATTCGATTAGCACGGGCACTTCTGGAAAATCGCCTTTATAGGGAACAAATTTGGGAATTCCAAACCCAACAATTTCTTTGCCAACATTGCGAACCTTCACCATTACCATGCCGCCATTGCGCTGGTCGCCTGTCCCGCTGGTGTTTCCTTCGATCGTTACGCATTGCTTATCGTCAATTAAACCCACGACAATTCCAACATGCGAAATACGGTCAACACCGTCATGTGGAAAATCCATGAAGGCTATGTAGCCCAATTGTGGAATATTTGACCAACGGGACATGTCCTTGAATTTATTTGCACCAATTGCAGTTGAAACAACTGAATGAATTTTGACGCCCGCTTGTGCAGCACACCAATTCACGAATGAACCGCACCATGGCAAGCCATTTGCCTTTGTGAATTCACCGTATTTGGTCAGGTTGTCGCCTTCCTCGATCGTGCCAATTTCAGCCTTTGCAACTTCAATCAACGCTGGCGCAGTGCCTTGTGGATATGCCATTAAATGTCCTTATATTTCGTCATGATCCAGTTGGTGCCGTCTGAAACTAATTCAGCCCATGTTCCGATTGTCGCTGGCAAAATTGCTGTTCCAGCAGCTGCGTTGTTTTTCACAACGACTGAGGCTGAAGCTGCGACTGTCTGTGCTTGCCAGTTTGTGATTGTCAATTGGCGTCCTGCATAGGTCAAAGCGTTTGGCAATGTGATCACCAATCCTGAACCTGTTTTCATATTGACGATCCAGTTTTCAGTGCTTGCAAGCGTGAAATC